AAAAAGAAAATAGAACAGGTTGCTAATTATATTAAAGAGAATGCTATTGTTTGGGCCGTTGAATATGAAGATGAGCAAACTATAGATGATATTAATATTTTACAAGCAACACAATCAGCTATGCATAAAGGAGTAAAAAATGTTCTAGGACAGTTAGATAAAATGACAGATGTAAAATTAGACAATATATTATTGCTAGTCGATGGAAACTATTTTAAACCTTATTCTACCCTCAATAAAACAAAAACAAAACTAGAAACAATAAAATTTCAAATGATTGAAGGAGGTGATAATAAATATACATCTATAGCTGCAGCATCTATATTAGCAAAGGTAGAAAGAGACAAATATATTGAAGAACTCTGTTTACAAAATCCAGAATTAATTGAACACTATGGGATCGATTCAAATAAAGGATATGGATCAAAAAAACATATGGATGGAATTAAACAACATGGAATTACTAAATGGCACAGAAAAACCTTTGGAATATGTAAAGAATTTGCTTAATCTGTTAATGTTATTCGAAATTGATATAATAATTTTTTATCGTATTATATAAATGGTAAAAATACTGGTTTTTGACACTGAAACAACTGATGTTCCTCCTAATATGCCTGGAAAAAATTGGGAAGAACGAGATGAACATAGTAAGAATTTACTTAGTTTAAAGGATTATAAAAAGAAAAACTCAATGTGGTCTGAATATGTTAGTTCTTGGCCCTCAATTCTTCAGTTAAGTTATATTTTATATGATACCGATGATAAGGCTAATGCTACTATTTTTAATAAATATATAGACATTCCAGAAGATGTTAAGATTTCAGAAGGTAGTTTGGCAATTCATCACATTACAAGAGAAAAAATAGCTTCGGCTGCTGATGTAAATAGAGCAAAAATATATGATGCGTTAGATAAATTTATGGATGATGTTTCAAAAGCAGACATAATTGTTGGACATAATGTCCAATTTGATAGAAAAATGATTATTGCTGAACTAACAAGAGTATCAAAAGAACATAAAATAGATCAAATTAAAGAAATGATGGATGATAGTCATTTTGAATGTACAATGGAAAAAACCAAAGCAGTTTGTAATTTAAAAATTCGTATTGAGTATAACGACAAGAAAACTGGTGAACCCAAAGCATTTTATAAAATTAAATCTCCAAAATTATTAGAATCATATAAACATTATTTTGGATATGAGCCGTCCGGCGATTCATTACACGATGCGCTGATCGATGTTGTTGTTTGTTTAAGAGTGTATTGTATGACTTTAAGTGAACCGATAGATGTTTGCGGGACAAATAGTATTATAACTAATTATATAAAACAAATTTCACCACCGGGTTATAAATGTAATAATGAAGTTGAATTAACAATGCAAGAATTGGTTCCTCCGACCCTGCCTTCAAACAAAAAAGCTAATAGAAATAAAAATACTAGTTCTAATAGTAAATCTAGTTCAAGTAAATCTAGTTCAAGTAAATCTAGTTCAAGTAAATCTAGTTCAAGTAAATCTAGTTCAAGTAAATCAAAGTCTAATAGTACATCTAGTTCAAGAAAATCAAGGTCTAAAAGCTCAAGAAAATCAATGTCTAAAAGCTCAAGAAAATCAAGGTCTAAAAGCCCAAGAAAAAGGAAAAGCAAAAACAAAAATGATATGAACGATTTCATCGTTCCTGATAAGAAGAGTATATGGTAAATTATGCTGAACACATTTCACAAATTTCTTCTTGGTCTACATTTTCTTTAGCATCTGGCTCAATTGTAAACTGTTGAGCCTGATGTTTAGCCTTTCGTCTTAAATAATAAATACCGGTTTTTAATCCTTTTTCCCAAGCATAAAAGTGCATAGATGTTAGTTTGCTATATACTGGTTCTTCCATCCATAAATTTAAACTTTGACTTTGACAAATATAAGCACCCCTATCTGCAGACATATCGATCAAATGTTTCATTGGAATTTCCCAAACAATCTTATATTTATTTCGAATATGGTCAGGTAAAATAGTCAGTTGTTGTATTGAACCCTTATTTGCAATAATATTATTTTTAGTCTGTTCGTTCCATAATCCTAAGTCAATAAGTTCATTCATTAAATATTTGTTTACAACAACAAATTCACCGGCTAATGTTCTTCGTGAATATAGATTGCTTGTAAATGGTTCAAAACATTCGTTAAATCCGAGAATTTGTGATGTGGAAGCAGTAGGCATAGGAGCAACTAACAATGAATTTCGGAGACCAGATTTAATAATAGATTGTTTTAGAGAAGACCAATCATAACGTTCTGAAGGAGTAACAGACCAAAGATCAAATTGAAGAATACCTTCTGAAGCAGGAGAACCTTCAAATGAACTATATGCTCCTAATAATTCTTTATTATCACGTAGTAACGTATTATATTCATTAACATCAACAAACTCTAACAAACGATTCCTCGGTCCATTCATTAGTTGTTTTATTTTGATACTACGTTCTAAAGAAATTTCATTGCTTTTTTCTAAAGCTGCGTGATAGATAGTTTCAAAAATGAATGTATTGACTTCTTTAGCTTGATCAGAATGAAACGGAATATCCATAAGAATAAAAGCATCGGCTAATCCTTGAACTCCAATACCAATTGGTCGATGTCTCATATTACTTCTCTTTGTTTTGTCTGTAGGATAAAAGTTAACATCAATAACCCGATTCAAGTTGTTAGTTATTACTTTTGTAACTTCGTGAAGCTTATCATAATCAAATGATTTATTAGTTGGATCAACAAAAGATGGTAATCCAATAGATGCTAAATTACAGACAGCAGTCTCCTCGGCATCAGAGTATTCTAGAATTTCTGTGCATTGACCTGTAATAATTCCATTAAATATACCCATGTGTCTTTTTGGTTCTGTAAAACAAAAAGTATCATCAATTCTGTTATTATTTTCAACTTTTAATATTTTAATAAACTTTTTAGCATCTCTTGATGGCTTATTGCCGATTATTTGTAATCTTTTTGGAGAAAATCCAAGCTGTACCAAATCATATAATTCACATGATGTTATTAATAATCTATAACAAGGTTTAACATCATAGTATTTATGTGCACCCTTTCCATCTGGTAAATACGATTGATCCCGTATGTGAGATAATTTTATTTTAGGATTAATTCCACAGGTTTCTAATAATAATTTTACATTTTGTAAAAAGAAATAATTTATGGAAGTTACTTGTAATTGTTCATTGTCGCCATTTCGTGATATTGTTCCGTCAGCATCACAATAACCAGCAAACCAATCTAATTTATCTTTTATTGAACAATTAAAAGAGGGAACATTAAATTTTTCGTCAATATCAAGAGGCAGTTGTAATACAATACGATTATTATTTTCAGATACAGAACGATAAGACATATGTTTTAATAATTGTTTTTTATCTCCATACAAATAAGCCATTGGTTTTTTTACATAAGATTTTGCTTGGCAACATATATTAATTTCCAAATTTATATCGGTATTTAATAAATACTCGTCTGTTTCATAGTCAATATGTCTTTTACAAAAATAATGACCATTTAATGACTTAAATTTACAATTTTGCTCCGGATGTTCACTTATATTTGAATAAGTTCCATCCCCACAAAAAAATCCGTGTGTGTATGGATGTAAAAATTGATCAAACCCATCAATTACCGGAAAACTACATTTAATTAATTTATCATTTGGTTTTAAATCTTGGGCATCGACTTGCTGAATAGAAGTTGACGAATAATTATTTTGAATATAAAACTTATGATATGGCGTACACGTTAGTTTTGAACCATCGTCTGTATATACATCAATTAATTCTTGATCTTCTCCTGTTTTTTTAATTGTAACCTTACTCCATTCTTCGCCATTCCACACATCTACATCTTGATTTTCTAAAGATTGTATTTCTAGGTGACCCTTGTTTGTAAGTATAAGTGTTTCTGGAGCAACGCATAAATTTGAACTCTTTATGGTGCCAAGATTTTTCTGATTTGATTTTTTATTTGCAGCGTCTTTATAAAGCAAATATGGTGTGCCTGTTTCCATTTGTGCATCTAAAATTGAGAACCATAAATCTCTGGCATTAACCGTTTTCCTTGCTTTATCTTCTTGTTCATATTTTTCATAAAGATGTTTAAATTCTTCTCCATATACGTCACTTAAACCAGGACATTCATGTGGGCAAAATAATGACCATTTGCCGTTCTTTTCTTTGACTCTTTCCATAAACAAATCGGAAACCCACAGAGCATAAAACAAGTCACGTCCTTTTAATTCTTCATCTCCGTGATTTTTACGCATTTCTAAAAAGTCGAAAATATCAGCGTGCCAAGGTTCCAAATAAATAGCAAATGATCCATTACGTTTTCCAGATTGATTTACATATCTAGCTGTATTATTAAATACTCTTAACATTGGCACAACACCATCAGTTTTGCCATTTGTTCCTTGAATATGACTTCCTTTAGCTCTAATATTATGAATATGAAGACCTATTCCACCCGAGTATTTAGAAATTTTGGCACAATCCTTTAATGTGTTAAATATACCATCAATACTATCATCTTCCATTGCTATTAAATAACACGAACTCAGTTGAGGTCTTGGAGTTCCTGCGTTAAATAATGTTGGGGTCGCGTGAGTAAAGAACTTCTGAGACATTAGATCATACGTTTCCTTAATGAGTTCTAATGACTTTTCATTATTTAAATCTCCATGAATTCCGATTGATACGCGCATCCACATATGCTGCGGTCGTTCAACAATTTTATTTCCAAGTTTAAATAAATATGCTCGTTCTAATGTCTTAAACCCAAAATAATCAATTAAATAATCTCTATCATGTACAATCATATTATTTAATTCATCAGAATATTGTCTAACAAATGAATATAACTCTTGAGATACTAATGGACTATGATTGTTATGAATATCGTGAAAGTTGAATAACTGATTAATCACATTGGAAAAATTGGAATCAGTATTTTTTTGATGATTAGAAACAATAATGCGTCCGGCAAGAGTTCCATAATCAGGATGCAATGTTGAGAGCGATGCACATTGTTCAGCAGCTAATTCGTCAATTTTTGTGGTAGATATTTTATCATATAATTGATCAATTACTTTCATAACTAGTTGCTGATAATTAATGTGAATTCCTGCTTCTTGACCCAATTTCTTAATTCTAGTCAGAATTTTATCAAATGCGATCTCTTCCAATTCACCATTTCTTTTCGTAACGCGCATATCGTTGGACTCCATTTTATACTAAATTATGGTTGTTTAATTTTAAGTCAGTTTTATAAAAGTTTATTTAATTAGTTTTAATATAAAATATAATAAAATAAGTATAAAACTATGACAAAACAAATTATATTACCGTATATTATATAATGAAAAACACTTTAATAGGCAGTTTTATATTTTTAATATTAATACTAGCATTAGGATTATATTTAGCTCCTTTTATTCAAAGTATTGAAGGATTCAAGACAAGATATTTTGCAAGAACTGAAGGAGAATACCCTGTATCAGTTGATCAAGCAATATTAGATACTTATCCCCTTATAAAAAAAAACGAAGTATCAAACGATAGTGCTAGTACAATATGGTGGCATTATCCTATTTTTTCATTACCATCATTTAAACAACAAACTAATAACTTACGTTACAGATATAACCCAGACGATGGAACATGTTCAAGACCAGAATTTTGTGGCGCACTATATCATAGCATAAAAAATAAATCTAACGAAGTTTATCCATTACCCCAGGCAGAGGAGGGTCCAGGTGCTCGAGTTGGATATTTTAGAACTGAACCAAATGAATTATATTATTCTATTCCTACTAATGAAAATATTTTATACTAAATAATAATTATTTATATACATAATATATAAATAATATGTCATCTAAAAATGATAACAAAAGAACATTTTCTGAAACCCAATTACCTATAGTTCCAGAACTAAAAAAAATAAAAGTTACGAGTAAAAGTAATTTTTTTACACCAACAATTATTGACAGATACGTATCAAGTATTCTACTAGAACCTAACAAAACGATTATGAATATAGATCAATTATTCGAGTATTTTGGACGTTCCGATAGAAGTCCTCTTGACATAGCAAATCAATTAAAAATTGGTATACCAAAGGAAGCTATATGTTCTGGCATATATCTTAAATATTTAGAACAAGTTTTAGAAAGATCAATAGAAACGAACGGAACCTATATAAATTATGATATAGCGTTTATTATTGATATATCAATTCCTAAAAGTATAGAAGAAATTGAAAAGGCTATAATTGCATTGATAATTGTTCAAAGAAACGAATGTCCTAAGTTTGCAAATGCTTATGTATTAAATTTGATATGTTCTCGTAAATGTTTTAGTTGTGGAAATATTTTAATGGGATTATATTTATACACAATATTAAGTCATCCAAAAATAACAGACAGCCCACTAAAACTTAAAGACATTATTCAAGTATCAGATTTACATTCGGAATATTTTGGCCCGCCAATTTTACATATGGGCTTGCTAGAGCTTAGTGGAGGATATACAAATATTACTGCGTTGTGTTTATATACAAAATTTGGGTTTATAATAAATCCCAGTTTATCTGGGCCCGGAACAAATTGTTTTATAGATGATCGTAATATTGCTATGATTAAGAGATTTAAAAGTAACGAAACCGAAAAAAATGATGATATACTTGTTAATATTATTAAAGATGGATATGATGTTGAAACTGAAAAAGAAAAAATATTACAAATTGTTAGGAAAGAGGAACCAGGATATAAAAAACATTTAATTTGTGAATTTAAAGATAAACAAATACAAAAAATCTTGGCGGGCTTATATAACAAAATAAAAGACATTCAAACACAATATGCCAAATTAGTATTACAATCAAAATTTCCAATTAATAAAAATGGAAATGAATTTACAAAAGAATTCAAAGACAAAATAGATCCGGTTAAATCCGATCTGGATAATTTTCAAGAACAAATAGATAGAATTGAATCGTCATCAAGAGATATTACATTTGACGAATTATTTCCAAATGGAGGAAAAGCAAGGGGATATAAAACAAAAAAAATAACGAGAAAATTAAAAACAAAAAAAAGGCGAAAACATTATAAAAGAGGTACTAAACATTTTAAACGCCATTAAAATTAAACTTAATGTTTTGTAGTTCGGGAATAATAGATGGACTATCAGTTTCATAATTTTTTTTATTAACGGTTATTTTTCCAGTTTCCTTATTAAATTTTAATAAACAACCTCCAGTTGGTTTGGTTAATTCCACTGCATTGTCCTTTTTTTGTTTACGATTAGGAGCCCGATGTTCATAACCACTGATTCTCTCTTTTTTCACTATTGACCAAAGATCTTCCATTGCATTTATATTATCCTTAAACCATTGGCGATTTCTACAAACTAAAACACAACTAACAATGTCTAATTTCCAGAAATTAGTTTTCATATATGTATAATTAAATTGTGGACTATTTGTATAATGATCAATAATACCATCTCTCCACTTTATAATATAACCAGGGTGAATAATATCTAGTGGTTTATAAACATAAAATGGTTTACCTTCTTTTGTATGAAAGTAAATCATCTCTCCCTTCATTTTATTATCCTTTGATAAACATATATTTTGAAATTCGATACCATCTTCAGAGTAATCTAATGTATCTTTAGTATATGCATGTATATCTTCATATTCTGTAAATTTAGTTTCTAAAAAATCACACTCATCGAGATCACAAACTTCCATTTGTAGCTGCATTTGAATCCAATATTCTTTTTTTGGTATTCCATCTATTTCACGATTAACTATATTTTTTATTTCTAACATACGACCATAACGTTGTGATGTTGGATCAACATTAATACCATCTGGTGATGCGCCTAGAAATGTATATATTTCGTGCTGTATGCAACCAAAATCTTCAACCTTTGTATTATAAGTATGTTCGTAAATTTTGACTGATAATGGCTCATATTTTTGTCCCCAATGTAAAGTTGTATTGGTATTTACCATAACAACCTCCTTTATAGTATTTGCTCCTTCTTCTACTCCATCTATATATAGACTTTGATTTAATGGTTTACATTTTTCGTATATAAGTTGATTTTTTGTTGTTTGATTTTCAAAAGATTTGTATGCATTTGAAGCTGTTATAAGATTATGACGAAATTCATACCATTCTTTTGTCCTTTGAGCTGGTTGAGGTTTGTTTCTTAAAATATCTAACTGTTCTTTAACATATTCGTGATCAGGTTCCTCTAAGATAATAGTACCAGAATAAGAACGAGGGGGTAAATGATCTTTGAAGAAATCGTTTTTTGCGTGTTCTATGATTTCTTCCATTTTATCTTGAGCATCTTCTGTATAAAATATATCGAAATCAAAGTGAGAATGCATTAATTCCTGTATATTTTCCTCAAAAATATCACTGAACTCGGGATCTGAAACTAGCTTTGGGTTATCTGTAATGAATTCCTCCATAAGATGAATACAAGTTTGATATATATCCAAAGATTCATCATCGTTAAAGAAGTTGGGGTCTTCTTCGGCTACAATTTGATCTGTGATATCAATTAACTCAGTCTCATATAATTTTGTCTGGAATAAATCTGTCATTGTACTATAATATATATAGTTTTGTTTTTATATTAATATTAAGATCAATTTTATTTCAGTTTTACAAATCGAACTGAAATAAAATATATTTAATCATCATTTTCAGATTCAGAATCCGGACTTTTAATATTTTTGGCAGTACCTTGTTTTTTCTTAGGAGTAAGGCCTCTTAAGGTCGAAACTCTCTTGTCAACATTTTTCAAGGTAAAATGGTTTGTTGGTTTATTAAAAAATAAAGCAGGTATATCTTTAATTTCGCCAGTTTCCTTATTATAACTAACATCTTTTACCCGTTGTAATCTTTTTTTATCTAAACAATCTCTAAAAAAAGCAACAAGTAGTTGGTATTCATCGTCGGATAAATTATGTTCATCTTTATAAGTACATGCAAAAAGTCCCAATTTTTTTATTTTAGCAGTTTTATCTAATTTGCTCCAAGGCTCACTAGCATTGGTTATTTTTTCATTTTCAAGAAACTTGTCTAAATTTGCGAGATCAGTTGATGACTTGCTTTCGGGCCATGGAACACCATTTAAAATCAAAGATTTATACTTTAATGACTTTAATTCGTTGCAATCACTTTCATGAGTTTCTTTGTTCATTTATAGTAATATATGCCAAATAGAGTTTAACTCAGTTTTTTATATAATAATATTATTAAAACATTTATATATAGTTTACTATTTATATTGATTTTATTATAAAGACTTTTTATTTGTATATGCTATAGTTAGTTATGGATGAATTTAATAAAACTGAAATCAGTACTATTAAAAATATAATCATTAATGATGAATCACAAAAATATAAAACCACTAAAAAAATTAATTTTGAAAAGGAGAAAAAAATGAGGGTAGAGACAAAAACCTGGGGATTAAACGAAGAAGAGTTATCGCATAAAGTTCAATTTAATAGCATTCAGTCTATGTTAGATAAATCGTTTGAAAAAGACAAATATTCTTCAATGTTAGAATCTCATATTAAAACCAAAATATGTGGTTATAAACAGCAAGATGTATTTAAGAAAAAATTAGTTGAAGGGAATTTAGTTAAATTTGAAGAAGTAATTGATCTATTAAATAAATGCGAAATGAAATGCCACTATTGTTCTAACGAAGTATTTATTTTATATGAAAGAGTTCGTGAAATGAAACAATGGTCTCTAGATAGAATTGATAATGATATAGGACACAATTCAGGTAACTTGTTGATCGCTTGTCTAGAATGTAATTTAAAAAGAAGAAGAACTAACAAAGATGCATTTATGTTTACTAAGAATATGGTTATTGTTAGAGAGGGAATTTAATACTTTTTTATAATACTTTTTTTAAGTTCGTTGACTCAATATTTAAAAAAGTATTATAATAATGAAAATAAAAAATTGGAAATGGAGTACGGGAGAAGCATATTATAAAAGCGGTAGACCCGAAAAGAGGAATCAAGAATCTAGAAATCAAGAAGAGAGGAATACAGAAGAGACTAATAATGTGTATGATTCTCAAACCAATGCGATCAACCAATCTTTAGCAGATGACTCATTTTTTAATCACGATTCAGAATTAATGAATATTACCAACTCAATGTTTTCACGAAATCAAGATCCGGGTGGAACAAGACGTGAAACAATTGATACAAAAATGGCAGATCGTGAAATGCTAGCACAAAGAGGTGTAAATCCATTCTTACAAACAAGCTACGTTAATGATATAGTTACTCGTGATATGTTTTTAAAACCAATCAATACAACACAAGGAAGAGCTAAAGAAACAACACAAGGAAACTCTAAAGAAGAATAGAAGAATTTGGAATTAATTCACAAGTTATAAATATATAATTTGTAAATTTAAAGAATGTGTTAGTTTAAAAATATAAGTTTAAACACTCTTAACACACATTGTATGAAGTAGTCTGTTGGCTATATAAGCCAAAAATGTATTAAATAAGACCAACGCCGAATTAATAATAAACATTGCGTTAACTTTCTTAAAGTGCATTACAATGAAAAAAGCTATAGACATAACGCTAAATACAAAAATGAGACCAAAAATAATTGATAATGCATAAAAATATACACAATATTCTCTCGGTAGAGGACCAAAATATTTGTCCATAAAGGCAGCCATAATAATATTAATGAAGATATTAATTTTTTGTCAAAGTTTAATAAAATTTATATATCTACGCAAAACTACTTAAACAAAAATTGAGAAAACTTAAATAATGAACAATTCTAGTTATACAACTCAAAATGATCTGCTACTAAAGAATTTAATGAAATTTTATAAAACCGACCTACACGGTTCTTATGATCCTAACAATAACTTAGATAAAATGCTACGAATTATTACAGGCGAATCTAAAATTTCGCTTCGCATTGTTGATTGGTTTGCTACTAATTATGCCAAAAAATACTATACATTATATACAATTGAACAAACTACTGATAATATTTCCAGACGATTTAAGGTATACGATGATTACAAACTTAAACTAAAAGCATATAGCAAAAAACGTTTTGATCCTTTTTGCCGCTGGGATCGCATCAGCATACCTTATACCAAGGGTAAATTTATTGAAACAACAATTGGTCAATTAAATTTCTTTAAATGGGCGCTTGAAAATAAAGTTATTGAATACATTGAACAAAATTATGATATAATTGAAAAGGATATGAATAGTCGTAACAGCACATCCAAGAGAAAAGAAATTATTACTGATAATTCAAAGACTAGAAAAAAGCGCGAAGAATTATCTATTTC